CACCGCGACCGCCAAGAAAGCGATCCTGCACCGCATTTTTCATGGTTGCCCGGAAGTCTGGATAATGCTCAATCTCGTAGTCAATAGCCCTCTGAATGATCTGTGATGCTACGCGGCCTACTTGGTCATTGTCTCCAAACCTACGCGATACGTCAGCCATAGGCAGCTTAGAATAGACTGCTGGGACTAGAGTCTGTACGTTTGACCAGAGAATATTAAACTTTGCCGTCTCGTTACTGTTCTGGCTGCGGTTGTCATCTCTGTAGCGTTTAACGATCTTTGCAGAACGAGCCTCCCACTTCTTGTACTCGTTGTCGTATGCGCCGATTATGTTCAGATACTTCTCAATTGGAGTTTCGGTCATTTTCTTAATTCCTATAAATGGTGCTATAATACATCTTCATCTACAGAGAGATCATCATGGATAAAAACCAAATCCAGTATGAGAGTTTAATGGTAATGATAGAAGCCGCTGTTGAAAGCGAGCAGCTAACTCCCGGTCAATTCTCAACCAGAACCGAATGGCTAATAGGTGATGTGTCTAAGGTTCTAAGAGAACTCTTAGAGTTGCCACCTATCTAGCCTTTGGGTTCTTCTCCATCCACCCCATTACGCCATCTAGCCATTCTTGGTTGGCAACTTGTCCGGGGTGACCTAGCTGAAACGATCTAGGGTCACTAGCTTCGTGTTTACCAGCAGCCCTTCTCTCATTATAAAATGATGGATACATAACGCTTCTTGGTGGCTGTGCAGCGAACCCGCCAACATAATTACCTGCTAATTGCGTGTTATAAGATGTATGCGCCGGAGATGCTGGGTCTGTAATTATACTTCCGGCAGGATTCATCTTTGCTATTGTGAAGCCCGACGAGTGCAGGGGAGCATCCATAAGACCGGGTTCAGATATTGCTGCTCTTGTCGTTGCTAGATCAGGAAATCCTGCATTTGAGTGCTGCTTTAATCCCATCTCAGCAACAAAAGCATGGCGTAGAGCGCCATTGTCATTAAGCATATCGCGTGTTTCTGGATGCGCTAATCCCTTAAACTCTGGCCTAACCGCCTTAACATTTCTATCAAATTCATTTGCAGCTTTCTTAGTAATCTTGCTATTAGCGATCTGCTCTAATAGGCTGTTAGCCATCATTGTTGAGAAGTCACCGCTGGTATGGCCCATTGATACATGAGGCATATACACATCTCTACCACCTTGAGCAGCATCTCTTATCTGGCTTGCTAAGCTTGATGCAGCACCCTTGTCAGCCGCCCATGCAGAGCCATATGGCGCATGAGTTCTCATGAAGTCAGCACCACCCTCTAACTGAACTGGATTAGCTAATTTTGTATCGCCGATATGTGTTAACAATGAGCCAGCAGCCGTTCTATCTCCTACCGCTGGCACTATGTAACCTCCATACAAATCTTCTGGGGAGATTTCGCGTCTTGCAACCATTGGAGTGTTTGCTACGCGAGTTGATGTCATCTCTGAAATTGGCTTAACTAGCTTTGTTCCACCACCGATAGGGTGATATAAACCTTCTGCTATATTTTGATCTCTACTAGATCTGATGCTCATTCTAGGGTCAAGCGCAGCCCTGCCGATACCAGTACCCGTCTCGATCTGTCTAGCGCCCTCTCTCAGTGCAGCCTTACCTAGACTCTTAGCAACAGGCATCATTGCACCAGTGACTCCAGCAAGGTCTAGCACTCTAGGGTCTACCTTAGTGGTCTGTAGAGATGCGCCTCTGATAGGTGGTGTGCCGTAGCTCATGTCATTTACAAGGCTTTGCGCTCCCTTTAGCCCGGTCAGATCAGCAGCACTCAGACCACCGAGAAAAGGTATCCTGTCCGATATTTTGTCGCGGTCAAGAAACTCCGATACTGGCTTGAGAACGTCAGCCACACCGCCTAGAAACCTATTCTGCGGCTGGTTCCTGATCTCGCCCTGATACGCTAGGGCTTTGGCTAGTTCTTTAGGGCTTGGCATTATGCTGAGAATATGCCTACAGCCATGACCTCAACACCTGCTCCTGTCGTAATTTTCCATGCACCAGTAGTAGATGCAGCGTTGATCTCTACGTTATAGACATTGATACCTGTGCCAGCTAGTGCAGGGAGAATGGTATGGGTCAATATGCCTACGCCTGTTCCGTCTACCAGAACTACATTGCCTGTAGCAGCGGTGGTGACTGTACATATTAGTCTGTGGATGTAGTCACCGATAGCTCCTGTTCCGCCTAAAACCTGTGCTGTTTGACTGACTGCAACGTGTTCGTACTGGTATCTAAATGGTGATTGTATGCTCATATTCTGCCTCTCTTAGGTTGATTTGCTTGCGCCCACACATCGTTAAGTGTTGCTGTGTTTTGCTCTCCTACCATCAGCGGTTTAGCTGCATCAGGCTGTCTGACTCGCGGCTCTGACCGCCAAGCTATTGATAACATTCGGAAAGCGTCTGCCGGATGAGAACACCAGTCATGTCTTGGTGTCTGCCGAAACGCCTTCTTGTCCTCATCATACTCTCGTTGGTACTGACGTAAAGCCTCGATACCTTCACTGCACTTGTCTGCATCAAACCAGCACTGCGGCAAGACTTTACGAACCGCCTGTATACCGTCTTGTACGCTTAAATCTGGCACGATAGCTAGGCTATTGATGCCAAAGTGTACCGCCAACTGCTCGATTACTGACTTACCAGCAGCCGCCAATGTCTTAGCTCGTGCATCATGCGGCAGGTGGTGCTTACCGAAATTATACGGCCTTGACAGGATATTTGCAGCAATTTCATCAATATTAGCACCAGAAACGGCGTAATAATCAATTATATGCACTTCATCTCTGATGACCTGATAGAACCAGACTGCTGTGTCATCCCTATAACCAAGATCGTATGCAAGATGAACAGGCACGTTATTGTCGTAATTGACTTTGGTGACGCGCCCTTGCTCTGTAGCCTCACGCATCTCTACGCCGTAGAACGCGCCAAGTATTGCGGCCTCGAAGCTACACTCATACTCTTGCATATACTGGTCTGGTGACAGTTGAGCCTTAGCAGCCGACAGCTCACCATCTGGCAATAGCTTGCTGACCGATGCAGGTAGCTCCAAGCAGAACCACTCGCTAGGTATTCTCTGAGCTGTGCTGTAGATGTCCCAGAACTGATTTTTACCCTTCGGAGTACCGCTAAAGACGCACCAGCCTTGCTTGTCACTGAGTGCGGGTCGCAGAATACTGCCCCAGACGCTAGGCTTAAAATCTGCATATTCGTCCAGAAAAAGGCCATCAAATCCCAAACCTCTCATGGCATCAGCGTTATCGGCCCCAAATAGCCGTATTCGTGCGCCATTTATTAAGTCTACATAAAGGTCGGACTCATTGACTGATGCGAGTATTGGTCTAGCGTAATGCTTGAGGTATTCCCACGCTACAGACTTAGCCTGACTGCGGTATGGAGCTATGTAGGCAAATAAGGGCATGGCAGACGCACAGACAGCGGCAGCACGAATTAGCTCGTTCACAGCACTGACCGTTTTCCCTGCACGCCTGTGGGCCACTAGACAGGCCCAGCGTTCCGTCCTCTCATGGAACGGCATGAAAGCCCGGCGCGGTTGATAATCAAGCTCTATTTCGTTGGTTTCCACTTAATCACCATCTGAACTGGCCCTTCATCCTTGCCAGTGAGTTCTGTGCGACTTAGTTTTGGTACATGGTACTCGATCATATCGGTGTAGCATTGGAAAGCCTTTAATGGGCCTTCAGTCTCAGCGATAGCGTCCAACCAAATCTGCACTCTATGTGCATTGCCATCAACAAACCGGGCGATAGCCTCTCTAGCAAGAATTGTAGACTTGTTAGCAACCCCTTTTGGCCTACCCGGCCCTGCCACAGATATTTTGTGTTTTTTTAATCCCATCATTTACCTCACTTCTGCCTAAATTTTAATCGACACGGCAAGCATACACCGTGAATCAACTTGCTACTATAGCGACCACAAAGATCGCAATCTCCTGATTTTACAGGATGATTAATGTGCAGTGCGTATTTCATTGAGTCT